CCGGTAGGTCTTGCACCACGCTGTCGATGTTTTCGTCGCTAAATGAGACGGCGACGAGACCGCTGAGATTCTCGAAGCTGGCCTCGAATTCTTGGCGGAAGGTGCGGGCGTCAAGCTGGGCGCGGGCGGCTTCAATTTCTTCCGGTGGGACGTTATCGCCGTCGATCGTGGTGAATTGCCACCGGTGCCAGTCCGGGTCGTCCTGGTCGCAATAGCACCAGAGGTCGTAGAACCAGCTGGCCGTGCCGTCGGGCGTGGAAATGAACAATGCCCAGCCTTGTTTGTCGGCGAGGGCGGGGCGGATGACCTCGAACCAGACGTCGCTGGACATGAAGGCGGCTTCGTCGAGCACCACGCCAGCCAGACTGCGGCCTCGTAGGGCCATGGCGTTTTCAGTGCCCTTCAGTTCGATGGTGGAGCCGTTCACCAGCTCGATTTTCAGGTCGGTCTCGTTTTTGGATTTGATCCAGGCTTTGGGGACTAGTTTTTTTAGTACCTTCCAGGCGATGTCTTTCGCCATGCGGTAGGTGGGGGCGGCGTAGAAAAAGGTTTCGCCGGGGCGTTCGATTGCCCCACGCAAGAGTTCGATGCAGGAGAGGTAGCTCTTGCCGAAGCGACGGCCGGCTACCAAGACACGGAAGCGTTTACGGCTGGAAAACACTTGCCCCTGGGCGTAGCGGAGCGAGAGGGTTCCAGCCGTTTCGGTCACTTTTTCGGGTACGGGTACCTTCTAGGGTATTACAGGAATTGAACCCCTGCCCCCCTAAGGGTTGCGGTAGCCGGTGCAATAGCCGTTGTTGCGGTACGTTCCAACCGGGCAGGTGTTGCCGGAGGAGTTGATGGACTGGTTATGCGAGTTGATGGATTTGGTGGGGATGCAGTAGCCGGTCTGGCCGTAGTAGCCGACGGGGCACATCGAGTTGACTTGCGTCAGGGGGATGACTTGGGCGAGTACCAGGGGCAGGAAAAACATGGGGATGTAGTACAGAAGAGGTTAGTTTAGCACAGTAGAAGGAAACTCAGTTATATCAGTAGGTTCCCTGGGACCCACTCCCACTCCGCCAGAACTCGAACCCCACCCCCGGCCAGATTGCAAAGTGTAACAAGTCTGCCACGCTGAAGCGGCGGTGGTGTTATACTTAACAAGTAGGCACACACAGCCCCCCATGACCTCCGTACGCATCGCCGCCGAAGCTCTCCGCGCTCACGGCATCCACTGCCGCCGAGATCCTCTCGCTGTTGGCCGCTGGCTCGCTGAGGTTAACCTCACGCAGTATTGCGTAGGCGGCCTGGCTCTGGTTGCAGCTGCCGCCAGTGATGACCCCATAGCCTCACTGGAAGCGGCCTGCAGCTGAGCAGGCAGGCACAAAGAAGGCCCCCCGCTTAGGGGGGCTTTGTTGTAGGTGGGCTCAGCGTGCGGCGTCCAGGTACAGAGCACCACCGCCGGCGAACACCAGGAGAGCGGTAAGGGGAAGGAACGTGCAGCAAGCGGCCCCAGCGAACAGCAGGCCGGCGGCAAGTTTGGGGTTGATGGAGGGGTGGGCCATGGGTCGGCGTCCGTTGTTGTCTTGCACAGTATAAAGACAGCAGCAGCCCGCGCCAGGGCAGTGGCTGCCGGTTCTGCAGCTGTCTACTGTCTCAACCTAAGGCGCTGGATCTCAGCCTAAGACTCTGCGTTGCGCTTATCGTCAATCTCCACACGCAGCACTGGGGCCGCGGCGGCCTGGGCTTCCGGTGCGACCTCACCGACCACGGCGCCCATGTCTTTTAGCAACATCGCAGCAGTCTGCAGCTGACCCTTCCGCACGGCAGCAGAGAACAGCCGTTCCCTCATCTGAGCGATTCGAGAGACTAACCGCGGCCTCTCCCGCTCGAAATCCTGCGCTACCCACTGTTGCACAGCGTCCCAGTCTTTCCAGGCTGTACTTACAGCGATGCCCTCTCTTTCTGCGTGCTCTAGCACCAGTTGCCGTGTGGTGAGCCCGTCTAGTTGCCGTTTGTATAGCCGCTGTTGACGTTGCTCTATCACTGCGTCAGGATTGCGCTTGCCGTAGATTCGCCGCATCCTTTCGGCGCTATCACGGGGATAACCGTTCGCGGTTAAATCTTCCGCCGCAACTTCCGGCGCTTCGGTGTTAGCTTCCGGCTGTTCGGCCATTGTTAAGATCCCCGGGCTGTTTGCTTCAATCTTAGGCTGTACCTTGCAAGCGGCCGCAGGCCGCGCAGCAAAAAGACCCAGCACAGTGGCCGGGCCGGTGATCGGTGGGGGTGCCAGTCAATAGGAGGGCAGCACGAACGCAACGGTGCAGGATCCTACGGGCCGCAGCTCGAAACCCTCGCCACAATCAAACCGCCGGCACCGCTGGCCAGTCAGCCCCAGGGCTGCCTTGGCTGCGGTGATGATCCGCCGGTCGGATGCACTAGTGGGTAGCTCGAAGCTCTCGCGGCGCACCCAGCTGTAATTGGCCTGGCCGCCGAAGGTATCGGTCAACTCTACATTCCACAGCACCGCTCAGACCTCCTCGAATTCGGCTTTATCGCTGAGCAAGCCGGGATCGTGGGCCTGATTCCAGCTGCGGCAGAGGTCGCGGGCCTCCTCCTCGCTCCAGGCGTAGGCGATGTGATGGCGGGGGCCTACGCCAGGTTCGCGGCCGTCGGGCCAGCCGGGGTTGGCTTGCCACCAGGTACGGTGAAACACTCGAAACTTTGTCATGGGTGAGCCTTGGTAGGGTTTGCTCTTGTGCAATAGTAGAACCGCTAGCGGCCCGGCGTCAAGTGCCAAGCCACAGAAAATCATGGGCGCCCGGATCCTCGCGGCAGTCACAGGCCCAGATCCAGAGCACGCGGGCGCGGTTGGCGTTGTGATCCGCCAGGTCTGCAGCATCCCAGGCGCCAAACTCCCGCAGATGTTGGCGGAATAGCCACGGGGGGCCGTCAAACTGCAGGCGCTCCAGCCAGAAAGCCACCGTATCATCAGCAGGGCCGGGGCCGGAGCAGTCCGCCACACATTCGGCGGGAAGCTGGCGGCAGGATTCGCGGCCGCCGCAATGGTTGAGATCGAACCAGGGGGTCCAGGGTTGAGTCTGCATGGTTCAGCCCTCGCGGTAGGGTGCCAGCCCCAGCCAGCAGCGGACTGCATCAATCCGGCGGTAAGTTTTGCCGGCCCCGTAACGGTTCCAGTGGGCAGCTTGTGCGGTGCCGTGGCTGCTGAACCGGGGGGCCGCCCACTGCCACACTGCCAGGGCTTGCTGGCGTTCCAGCCCTCGAAGCTGCGTGGTGATTTGGTCCCAGCTGAGACCTAGGAACCGTTCGGGCCGTAGGCGCGGGGTTTGGTATGCCATGGCAGGGCTTGCCGAAGTGCCCCCGTACTGTATCACACCTGCCAGCCTTGGCAAACCGCCGGGCTGCTGATACTGTATTAAGCGAAGCCCTCAACCTAACCTAGGAGGCTCCCCAATGAACCGACCCCTCGGGCCGCTCCAGCGGAACATGCTGGCCTTCTGTCAGCGCCACCCCGGACGTCATACGATCCACCCGGACAGCAAGACAATCAGGATCGCCCGCTCGCTTGAGGCCCGTGGCCTGCTGCATGTGACCGATTGCGGCATGTGCAGCGCCAGCGGCTGCCCTGTGCTGATGGTCTCGCTTGCGAACGGCGACCGGAGGGAGCCGTGAGCGGCGGAGACTGGAACACCACCAGGGAGCGTAAGCAGCTGGCCCTAGATGCCCGAGAGCTGGAGCGCGAACAGCTGCGCCTAGAGAAACGCCAGCTCCGGGATCTGCGGTGGGCGGTTGAACGCTCCAGGCTGGCCGCTTCGGATTGGGCCGATCTGCTGGCCCTGCAGGCTGCCCACGGTAAAGAGGGCCCGCTCCAGCTGTGGCGGGAACTGGTGCCCTACTGGCGGGCCTGTCAGCGTTGCAACGGCGGCGCTGACATACCCCCGGAACTTTTTCCACAGGCTACGGGTATTTTTCCGCGCACCGATCAGCCCGCCAAGGCCCCAGCCAACCGCACCCGCTCCAGCAAAGGAGCCAGCCGCAAGCGGCGCAGCGATGCCGGTATCAGCAAGCCCCGCAAGGTGCGAGCCCCGCAGGGGTGAGCACGTCCCAGTCCCTGCCATCCGGTGGGGGCTTCTCACCGTCTCGCAGTGAGACTGACGAGACACCACCTGAGACGCCCCAGTAGCAAGCCACACGCCAGGGGCAGGGTCACTCTGCCCCGGGGCAGGGCACCTTGTCCCAGCGCCTCTCCCAGTCACCGCACCAGGCATCGGGTGTAGTGAATGGCCACCCTGAATGGTCTGGTGAATGGCGCCGGCAGGTGTCAGAAACGTACCAGCGGCATGAATGGCATGTGATGCCCAGCGGTAAATCCATGAATGGCGTCTCAGGCTGAGACTTGAATGGGATTCTGGAGAGCGGAGTAATACTGTTCCACCCTGGTCATGAATGACTTCTCAGCCTGCTGCAGTTCTTCGGGGGTCATCCAGTGAATGTTTGGCGCTCCACAGCGGCGGGCTAGAACGATCACAGCTCCAGTCGGTTCCAGTCCGGTCAGGTGTTTTAGGCCGAGGCTGTAAGCCCCACACTGGTCGATGTATGAATGACCTGGGGGCAAGCGTTCCAGGCCCTCTTCATCTTTTTTAGTTTTGCGCCCGACGCTGGTTTTCCAGTCGGCAACCACGATGGAGTTGTTCTTGAATCCCAGCAGGGCGTCTGCCGTTCCAGCAAAACCTGCCGGGTGGTGGATGGAAAATTCGCTGGCGAAAATTTCGGTGACGTTCTCGGCGATCCAGTCGGACAAGCTGCGGGCGTAGCCGGAGGCGCTCCAGCCAACGCGGGGAACGTTGGGGCGGACCCTCTTCAATGCCCACTGCGTGATTGGCGAGGGAATCCGGGCTAGTCCCTGATCGTCCCAGCGGATGGCGTTGCGCTTGTTTGCAGTGGAGCGTGCCAGCTGCTGAGACGTTTTGAGGAGATATTCCGCCTGACTGTGGGCCATGTTGCCTCGGGTGGCGGCAACATTGCGCTGGCAGCTTGCCTCCACCGGTCCCAGGCGGGCTTCCCAGCGCTCCAGGCCGGTTTTGTCGCTCGTCTCCTTCAGGATGTGTGTAACACTATGGTATACATTACCTTTGATGTCCCGGTAGACCCGAAAGGGGCCTGAATTATCTTGCTCCAGTCGCCATTTACGCAGTCCTGCCAGCGTGTCTTGGGTGTTGGAGGCCATGAAGTTATTCTTTCCCAATCTAATAATACCAGTAAAAAGCCCCGCGCAATGGCGGGGCAAAGTTTTTTAGTCGTCGCTGGAATCCTTAAACACGTAGGCATAGACCCCGTGCTTTTCGCCCGGTCGTAACTGAAAAACGTGGGCACGTTTGCACGCCAAACATTCGACAGCAATGCCAACTGCTTGAAGTTCGCTCATCCAGTTACCTGAAGAGCTGCACGCGGAAGGACTGAAATCCACAGACGGATAAACTTCCTCACCGTTTCCCGGTTCTATGTCCACCAAATGCAAGCCCGTAACTTTTTGATCGCGGGCATTGCACCTAGGGCAGCAAAGCAGGACGGGTTCTTGTCCGTCCTGCTGAAACGGAAACCGCACTTCAAGCGGCCTTGAAGGGATTACCTCCCGTAAGAAGTCGGCTGATGTCGAAGCCCTCGGCCTTGGCTTCCAGCCAAGCGGCATCGACGTGCTCTTGGCTGCCCTTCTTGCGGGGCACCGGGCGGACGGTGTACTCGGTGAGCAGGCCGCTGCCCTTCTTGCTGATCGTGAAGTCCCACTCCAGCAGGTTTTCGTAGTCCTCCATCTGGGAGATCTGGTCGATTTCCTTCAGGATGGACTTCTGGGTGATCTGCAGAACTTGGACTTTGCCGGACTCGTAGTTGTAGACCGGGCAGGCGATGGCAAACTTCACGTCGGCGGTGCCAGGGCCGCCGCGGCCTTCGCGGGGCTCGAAGTCGCCCATCTCAGTCGTCACGTCCTCGATGGTGGGCTCGTAGTCGAAGCGGAAAGGCTTGGATGCGCCGTTGGCTTGGCCCCAGCACTCGTAGAACTCCAGGGGTTCGTCGGTAAGGAGGGCGAACCGTACGGAGCCGCCGTCGGGGAGCTTGCTGAGGCTGAGGTAACCGCCGCCGGTGCTGTTGGACGTAACAGCAGCAGAGGCTTGCTTGGAAAGGAAAGGCATTGTGGTTTCCGGTGTTTTGGTGGTCGCCCGAGGGCAACGTCTATGACAGTAACACGGGATTGACGGGACGGCTAGCCTAGTAAAACGCCCCAGTCGCGGAAGGCGGCCAGGGCGCGTGTAACACAACACTGTAGGAGTCTAACAAAGTGTCTCGTAAGACGCAAGAACTGCTGGATTTTGTGCGCCAGCTGCCTATTGGGCTGGCCTATGCACCGATTTACGCCAAGAAGTACGCGATCCAGTCCGGGAAAATCTCGAAGGGCAAGACACCGCTAGAGCGCAGTCACCATCAGGTGATGGCACCGTCGGATGTAGCGCTTCAGATCGAGCGCAAGCCGGATGTGTTCCAAGCGGTCGGTGTGTTCACCGGCGGTCGCAGCATGGGACTCGTGATTCTCGACGTGGATCGCAACCTTTCCCGGCTGCTGAAGAAGTGGGGCGAGACGCTGGAGGGGGCCCCGAAGGTCACCAGCACCAAGGCCAACGCGGCGAAGTACCTGTTTCGCGTCCCAGAGGCCCTGTGGGGCGATGTGAAGGGCTTTGGGCTGTCGGATACCGGCGCGGGGTATGAGGTCCTCTGGGGCCGTCAGGGCGTCATCTACGGGGCTTATCCGGGCTCCAGTGATGGGAAGGCACCGGAGGGCTATTACGGCTTTGAAGGCGACCTAGAGGCGATTCCTGACGCCCCTGAGTGGCTGTTGGCGGAAATGCGCGATCACGCCGGTAAAGAGATTCAAGACGGCGGCTTCATCAAGAACCGCCGGGCGTTGGATTTTTCGGATCGAGATCCAGCTGAGGTGGCTGAGATCATTCAGTCGGCGCTGAAGGTGATTCCCGGTCAAGGCAGCGGCAGCCGCGACCACTGGGTAAAGGTGGGGATGGCGATCCACAGCGAGTTGCCGACTGACCTAGGGCTGACGCTGTGGTCGGCGTGGTCTGCGGAAGATCCCGAATTTTCACAGGAATGGTCTGAAGGCAATCCCTGTGAGGACGTGTGGAAGTCCTTTCGGAAAGGGCCAGTCAGCCTTGGGACGCTGTTCTGGATGGCGGATCAGCAGCTGCCTGCTCGCATGTGGCTTTCCGAGGATCTGCGGAAGGTTGTTGAGAAGGTTGAGGCCGACAACATCATCAGGATTCGGCAGATCCAGATCGGCTTCCCAGAACTGATCAAACGGGCGAAAGAGATCCAGCAGATTCAAAACCCCGCGGAAGCTGCTCACGCCATGAACGCGCTGGCGTTAGAAGGCGGTTATCGGGACGCTGGGGCGCTGGAGCGGCTGCTGATTGCCCAGATTCAGTACGAGCAGCGTGATGACGACATGGAGATCGGCGCCCTGTTGGATAAGGAAGTGCAGTTGGACTACCTGATCCCTGATCTACTGCCGAAACCGGGTGTTGTGATGATTCATGGCGCTGGTGGTGACGGTAAATCCATGACCGCCTGGACCATTGCAAAACACGTTGCCCGCGGTATTCCTTTTTCAATTAGGGGTGCTGATGTTCCAGTTCAGCAGGGCAAAGTCCTGATCCTTAATGGCGATCAGTCTGAAGTTCAGGTCAAACAGCAGATGCAGGACTTGGAGCTTGGCCATGGTGATCCGATTCGGGTTGTTATGGGCTGGGATCTGAACTGGTATCTGCGTTTTGTAAAACTCGTTGAGAAGCACCAGCCAGCTTTGGTGATCATTGATTCGATCACCGGTTGTAGTCGGGGTTCGGCGTTTGATGAAAATCGGAAGGAGTTTGCTGGGCCGCTGTACTGGCTGGCTAACAACAACGGTCGCCTGTTCCCTGCCTGCACCATCCTCGTTGTCCACCACAGCAACAAGGCTGGAGGCTTCCGGGGCACCACCGCCCTTAGGGATGCCGTGGATGAGGTCTGGAGCCTCCGTAAGCCCTCTGAGAAGGAGTTGGAGCGAGTGGGCTTCTCCAGTCGTCTAATCACCGTTGAGAAGAGCCGCGCAGGCCGTGGTGGCAGCAAGCTGCTGCTCAAGATGCTCGAAGACCTGACCTTTGAGCTGAAGGACTACGTGGAAATGACCACGGAGAGCGCCACGCCGGCTTCCATCGTGGATCGGGTGCTCCAGCGGTTGCGGTCAGCCGCCAAGAGCGACGAGGGCCGTACACGGCAGGATCTGCACTCCGATCCGCTGTGCGGGGGAAGCGTGGTCGGCATCAAAAAGGCACTCCAGCGTTTGGAGGCTCGCGGTTTGGTCTTTAGTACAGAAGAACCAAGCTCCAGGAGGGCTGGCTCCAGCATCAAGCGGTACTTTGCTTTGCTCTCGCGTGATATGTGTGAGAGAGAGTGTCCCCCTATAGCAAAAACCAGTCCAGGACTGGAAAAATTAGGGGGACAAGGTACTGGGGTGTCCCCCTTAAATACGGATCCGACACCTGCCCCTGGAACGCTTGACCAGCTTTCGCCCTCCAGTGAAGTCGATTTAGGGGGACACAAAAAAGGCTGTCCCCCTGAGACCGCCTGTGTTGATGCGAGTTCTGGACAGGGGGACACATTTTCTGTAACCCCCCAAGAGAGGAAGCGTTCCAAGGAGGAACTCAAGGCTCTTATGGATGCGGCAGTGAGGATGTGGGAATGATGTACTACACAAAAGACGGAGAGCCCTCTTATGTGCCACAAACTGATGAACAACGTTTCGCTGTTTGGGTGCAAAAAGTTAGTGATTGGCGCCTAGTTGTAGTTAAAGAAGTTGTAAAAGACAGATTCGGTAAACCCTGCAGAAATCGTTTAGGGCAAGTTTTATACAAAGAGGTAGAAAAGGTGGTGGGTACAGGCATAGCCGAACCCACCGAAGAGGAGTTGGCCCGTGCGTGCGCCAAGCCGTGTCGTTACAGGAGGGCAGCCCGTGCATCACGCGCCTAACTTTTTCCTAGGGCTCATGCGGGCTGCCGCGTGGCTTATCTGGAGGGACACCGTGGCCAAACCTGAACCGCCTCAGCCGAAGCGTCCCAGGAAGCCAATCTTGGGTTACACCGTCGGTGACATCCCCTTCGAGCTGCTGGCCGTCGTGCGCGTTCAGTGGTACCGAAGGGGCCGGGCGTATGAGGTTGAGGAGTACCAGATCGTTGAGTCAGACGATGCCCACGGGCAGTTTCACTACATCGTTGGGACGGCGCTCAAACAGGGCGCCGACGTCTGTGTTCTGACCCAGTACCAGCCGGAAGACCTGGGAGTTCCAGCGTGATTCCGCCGGTGGTGGTCTTTGGGCTGACGTGGCTGCTGGGGATGCTGGTAGTCACTGTCTACCTCACCCAATGGGCCACATGAAGAATTGCAACAGCCCGGCTGGACGCCTAGCTGGCTGTG